AGCTGCTGTCACTGTTTTGAGCTGTTCAGCGGGTTTGCGTAGAGTTTTCTGTAGGCTGTCAGTGGCACTGAACCCAATAATAGTGTTGTTTTTGACTGTGAAGTTACCTACATGCTCATCGGCTACTAAGTGGATGAGTTTGCGTTTTTTGGTGTCGTATAACCAGGCTTCACTCTTGTCAACCAACTGTGCTGCTGGCAAGGACTTGAGATTGAGTTCAGCAAACTCTGATTGAAGTTTAAACTTAGCTGCACGTTTTTCTGGTGGTACTGTTTTGACTTTGCGTGGTTTGCGTTCAACTTTCTTGATTTGCACATAACTGCCGCAATCAGCAATTACTAGTTCAGCAAACTTCACAGCATTGCGCATCTGTATCTTTGAAAAATTGCTGTAGCCTTCAACTAATTGAGCATCCTTGCCAGCTACCACTTGTTCGTATTCGTCAAGTCTGCGTCGCCATACGTCAGCAACAATGTTCACCATCTGTGGGCTGATATTCATACCACGTATCATTGCAATGGGTTTGACATCGGTTGTTAATTTTGCCCCTGCTACAACAAAGTCATCAAACATGCTGTCAATTTCAGCAGCACATTCCCTGGCACGTTCACGTAGATGATCTTGAATGTTGGGCTTGACCACTGCTGATACTTCTTCTTTGACTGCAGGTGCTTTTGCTGGACGGTGAGTATCTAACAACTCCCGGACTGCTGCGGTGAGCTGGGCATGTTCGTGTTCAGACAGCATTAGCCCCATGGTGTTCATCCTAGCTAGCCAGCCAATTGTGGGACTAATTGCTTGCTCAGGCACACTTTTCCAGGCACGAGCTTCAGCTCGTTGATCATTGCGCTCTAACCAATCTAGTAAAAATGCTTTGGCGTCAGTTTTACTACAGTAATAATTGTACCAGCTGAATGCCCGAGTCAGTGCGCTTTTGCGTTCTTCCGTGGGCTGCAATCGCCAATTGGGCTCATCCCCAGTATGTTTGGTATCAGGGCTGCGCGGATTGATGGGTTTGGGTGCTTTTTGAGTTGCAATCATGTTGACTCCGTTGTAGGGATATCTGTAATTATAGCAGTATTGCTCTTTTTGGTCAACAACTAAAATTCCCATACAATAAATAGCTAATAGGACCTTATCATGCCAAAACTTAGTTTATACCGCCCAAATCGTACCAAAGATTATCAGTTTTTTGATCGTACCATTTCGGAAATGTACACCGTGGGTGGGCTAGATATCTATGTCCACAAATACATGGGCCCAGTCCCAACCAGCGAATCCCCAGCAAACTCAGATGCTACTTTGCCCAATTACAGTCAAAGTAATCCCTTGTTTATTGAAGATTTGCTGCTGTTAGAAAATAGAGATCGGGTATATGATCCCAATGTTTACGTCATGCGCGGAGTATATCGTGCTCAAGACATTGATTTTGATTTGACTCAGTTTGGTTTGTTCTTAAACAACGACACCTTGTTTATTACTTTTCACTACAATGACATGATTGATACGTTTGGTAGAAAGTTAATGAACGGTGACGTATTAGAAATTCCCAACTTAAAAGACTACAATCCGTTGAATACAGCAATCCCCAGGGCATTACCAAAATTCTATGTAATTCAAGATGCCAGCTTTGCCAGCGAAGGATTCAGTCAAACTTGGTTACCACACCTCTGGAGGATCAAAGCCACTCCAATGGTTAACGCACAAGAGTATCAATCAATACTACAGCAACCATTTGAGCCCGACAACATCTGGGACGACGGAAATTTTTATCCCACAGGCAGTATTGTCAATGCTGACAACAAATACTATGTGTCCACTAAAAATGTTCCACCGGGTACACCAATTACTGATACGTTCTATTGGATAGAAAAAACTTCGCCCAATACCATTGCTGACTCAGCAAGCACTAGAAATAAAGATCTTGAGCTCAACGATGCTATCTTGATACAGGCCGAAGCCGAAGTACCATTGTCAGGATACGACACAGTTAAGTTTTATATTTTACCAACCAATCCTGATGGCACACCTGCAGACCCAAGTACCTACACTGCAGACTATACTAACAGTGATGCAAGTCGTACTGTCACAAATGAAAATACAACTCCGCGAGCCGACGGTTACACTTCAGGATATCTAACTGGGGATGGCATTGCACCAAACGGATTGCCTGTGACACCTGGCGTTGCTTTCCCGTTACAAGCTCAGTTGGGAGAATACTGCTTACGATTAGATTATTTCCCACATAGGTTATTCCGCTATGATGGTGCTCGTTGGATTAAGATAGAAGAAGTTGTTCGCACACAGCTCACACCTGGATCAGAAAACAATACTTTACGGTCAACGTTTGTCAACAATACATACACTACGGCCACTACTGATCTTGGAAACATACCTAGTCGTCAGAGTCTTAGCCGCGCACTCAAACCGCAGGCAGACAATGGCGACCAAGGTGGCAACAAACCAAGAAAGCCGTACCCGGATACACAACCTGGACAGAAATCAAGTTAACTTATGCAACAATTTTTTTACCTTGAGTTATAAATATAGGCATGTACATCTATAAAATTACCAATGCCATTAATAACAAAGTTTATATTGGGCAAACTATTCAAAAAAATCCCAAAATGCGATGGTATGACCATTGTGCTAAAACCAGACATGGTAAGAATAATCACTTGTACAACAGTATGAGATTGTATGGTATTGATAACTTTGCATGGGAAGTAATTGACTCCGCTGATAACATTGATGATCTAAATGATAAAGAAGAATATTGGCTAAGCGAACACAGAAAAACTACTGAGGTTTACAATATTCGAGAAGCTGGTGGGAATAAGTTCCACAGCAAAGAGAGCATTGAAAAAATGAAAGTTGCTCAAAAACAAGCACATGCCAGGAGAAAAGAAGAGGGACGTGACACCTGGACTCGTAGGGATGGGGGAGCAATGCTCGGTAAGCCACATCCACGAAAAGGTAGTTCGGGTATGTGGAACATGCCCGAAGAAGCAAAGAAAAAGTTAAGTCAAATCCAAATTGAACGTAGCGGAACTCGCGGCAAGACTTGGAAAATCATAGACGGAAAGAGAGTCTATATGGATAAGGAGAGTTAAAATTTCTCAATTCTTTTATGACGGTCAAATACGCAGATTCTTGCTACAGTTCACAAGAGTCTTTTCAAACTTCCAAGTTGAGTTTGGTCAGAATCAAGCTGGAGTATCACCACCAGACACATTGGTACGTGTACCTGTGCGCTATGGTGATGCAAGCCGCAATGCACAGACCATTATTCAACAAAACTCGGCTAATATGATGCCATCAACTCCGTTGATGACGTTTTATATTGTGAACTTGGACTATGATCGTGGACGTATACAGGAACCCACATTTGTGGATAAGATCAACGTGCGTCAACGTATGTGGGATCAAGAAACTTCATCATATGAAGTCACACAGGCCAATGCGTTTACTATTGAACGTTTGATGCCTGTGCCCTACAAGCTCACGCTAAATCTTGATATTTGGACATCTAATACCAATCAAAAGATGCAGTTGCTTGAGCAGATTCTAACACTGTTCAATCCTAGCTTGGAAATACAAAGCACTGACAACTATATTGATTGGACCAGTTTGAGTGTAGTTGAACTTGAATCAGTGACCTGGAGCACTCGTAGTATTCCGCAAGGAACCGACGATCAAATTGACGTATGCACTCTGCGTTTTGGATTACCTATTTGGATCAGTGCGCCAGCTAAAATCAAGAAGTTGGGTGTGGTAGAACGTATTATCGCCAGTGTGTTTGACTCACAAGGTGATGCCAGCAATGCTGTCATTGACAGTGATTTACTGTTAGGCACTCGTATCAAAGTTACTCCATACAGTTATCAAGTGTTGTTGTTAAATGGTCAGCTACAAATTTTGCATCCACAAGATGTCATCAGCGAACCTATTACAAGTCTTACACCTCCAGATTCGCCAGTGCCAGATCAATTGGTATGGCCCACTGTGATTGACTTGTATGGCACCTTGCGTCCTGGCATTAGTTATGTTACACTAGATAATCCCTGGGAGCCTGATACTCAGATTGTTGGCACTGTGGCACTCAATCCCGCAGATGATCGCTTCTTGTTGTTTAATATTGATCCTGCCACTGCGCCACAAAACACATTGGATCCCATTGATGCAGTTATTAATCCATTGTTGAGTGCACCTGGTGATGGATTAGATTCAAGTTTAACTGGACAGAGGTATTTGTTAACCGAATCCACGGGTAGCATAGAGAACACCGGACCTTATTCTAGTAATCCCAAGGCCTGGGCCGGGTTGAATGGCCAGCCGTTAATTGCTCACGAAAATGACATTGTTGAGTACGATGGTCAACGTTGGCGTGTGGTATTTGATTCGCAAAATATGCCCGACACACAGTACGTTACAAACATCACCACTGGAATTCAATACAAATGGTTAGGTGTGCCAGTAGCAGATGTCAACGCTGTTGGCGAATGGGTTAAAAGTTACGATGGGTTGTATCCTGGAGGCTCGTGGAATCTTATATTGTAAACGCAGTTGGTATTTGGTT